CAAAACCTCACACTAGAAAGAAAAACTTACTATGGCAGCTCCCGCGGGACAATTGTTCCCCTCAGTTGGAAATAGGGAAGACATCCTTGATGTTCTTACCTACGTCGATAACAAAAACACACCCATCTCTTCGAGCATCGCTCGCGTAGGTGCGGACATCACTAATCCTTCGGTTTACAGCTATTTGGCCGATTCCTACAGCGCTCCGTCTACTGACGGCGTTGTTGATTCCTCCGATGTGACCGACTTCTCGGACGCAGCCGCAAACCGCGTTCTTCTCAGCGCTCGCGCTCAGAAAATTCGCCGCACTGCCCGCGTGTCGGACTTCCAAGCGAACCTCGCTGACGTTGCCGCCATCGGCCGTCGCAAGGAATTTTCCAAGGCCATCGCCAAGACGATCTTGGAAGTCAAACGTGACGTCGAAGCGACCATCAGCTCGGACAACGAATCCGTCGAAGGCTCCGGCAGCGTGGCCTATAAAACTCGCGGCTTGGGCAAGTGGATCGCGACGGCCGGTTCTCAAACCGACCTTCCGGTTCCTGCATCGCAGGCGACTCCTTCTGCCAGCATCAACACGACCGCGACCGCGTCGCTCACCGAAAGCGCCCTGCAGAACGTCTTGCAGAGCATCTATGAGCAGACTGGTAGCCAAGACCGCTTGGTGCTTGTTGCTGGCCCTTCCCTGAAGAAAGCCATCACAAACTTCACGCGCTTCACGGTCAACAGCACCTCGAACGTGTTCAACCTCCGTCAGACGGCGCAAGCCGCCAGCTCGGATCGTCTCGTCTCGAATATCTCGTTCTATGAGGGCGATTTTTCGACGCTCGAAATCGTGAGTAGCCTATTTTTGGCTGCCAACGCCACGACCGACGCCGAGAAGTATGCTCGCGGTTACATCATGTCGCCTGAGAGCGTCATGCTTCGCTACGGCCGTAAGCCGCGCTTCCAAGAGCTGCAAGACAGCGGTGGCGGACCTCGCGGTCTCGTCGATTGCATCGTGTCGCTCGCGGTTATGTCGCCCAAAAATATGGGCAAGTTCTCCGCGACTGCCTAATTCAAACCCTAACAACGAAATAGAAAAATAATCATATGCAAGCGTTTGAATTGCCCGCCGAAACCAAAGCCGCAACCGGCTACACGCACAAAGTCGTCATCGATCACACCGATCTGACGACCGCCGCCGACAACACCGCGCAGACGATCACCCTGATCACCCTGCCCGCCGACAGCATCGTCACTGACGCCGCGACCCACTTGGTCACGTCGTTCCAGCTGACTGGCACGACCGCGTACAACTCCAACACGATTGTTGTTGGTGTTTCCGGCACGACCGACCAGTTGATCGCTTCCCAGCAGATCAACACCAACGGCACTCCGGTGACGACCCGCCGCTTCAACAGCAACACCCCTGTTGCTTATACGGCGAGCACCCCGATCATCGCTACCGTTGCTTCGATGGCCTCGTATGACCTGCTTGAGCTGAATGCTGGAGAGATCCACATCTTCCTCGCGGTCAAAGACCTCAACAAGCTCTAAGAGCGTCTTAACACACTGTCGCCGAAACGCCTAGCGGGTCGGCGGCAGCAGTTAGGATGTCAGATCAAATATTCTCCGATCTGGTCGGAGACATGGATGACGAGCTGGCTCACCTTGTCAAAGAGGAGCTGCAGACAGGATGGCGCGCACAACAAGTGATGGCCGCTATCGAAGCTCGCAAAGCCAAACAGGTCAACGACCAGTTAGAACACTGCACTGTAGACGGCATCGGCCAACACGTCATGGACGTTCCGGCCGATGCTTATTTTGCGTGGCAGAAGCATCTAGGTGACGGCTGCTGGTCTGACAAAACATTCCGCCACTGGTTTCTAAAACGGAACCCTGAGTGCGCGATTAAGTATACCCCGCGCAAAACCACCGTCCTGATCTAATGAAACTCGACCGCGACAAAATCACGCGCATGATCAGCGACATCGATCAGGCGGACCACGACGGCTCCGGCTACCTGCATCGCAAGCTCAAGAACTTCAACGTCCGGTATTGTATCTGGGCTGGACAGAGCGACGACGGCCGCAAGCACCAAGCCTTCTACGGCAAGAAGGTCTTTCCTTGGGAGAATAGTAGTGACTGTTCCGTGAGGCTGGCTGAAGCCATAATTGCGGAGCGGGTGATTTCTCTCACGTCCGCATTCTTTAAGTCTCGCCTTCAAGTCCAGCCGGTCGAGGTGATGGACGCTCCCAAGAAGAATGCCGCCGAGACTGTGCTACGTTGGCTCCTGCACAGCCACTGTGCCGACGACATGCGCCGCGAGATCCGCTTGGCTGCCGAGTTTAGAGAGACCTATGGCCTCGCCGTCATGGCCGTGGATTGGGAGCGCCAGACCCGCGTCGAGGTGAAGAAGTTCACGCTCGAAGAGGCCATGATGATGATCGAGGAGACGCAAGATCCCAACCTGCAGGCGCTCCTCGAAGTCGTTCTTGATCCGGCTCAGGAGGAGCTGGCCGCGGAGCTTCTCGGTCAGGTGGTGCCGGAGCTGGGCAGCGTCTCCAAGGTTCGCCAGCTCCGCGAGAAGGGCGAGGTCGAGTGGGAAAGCCCTTATATTTTCTCCAGCAAGCCGGTGGTGCGCGCCCTCGAAGCGTGGGAGGACGTGATTTTTCCCATACAGACGGACTCGCTACAAAGGGCGCCCTTCATCGCCCGCCGCGAGCTGCTCAGTGAGTTCGAGCTGCGTGAGCGCGCCGCGCTGGAAGGCTGGGACAAGGAGTGGGTCGAGCGCGCGGTGAAGCATCGCGGCGAGATGAAGCGCATCCACATGAACATCCACCGCTCGGACCAGTTCCTTTACGAGCAGATGCGCGACCTGATCGAAGTGTGGCATGTGTATCGCAAGGAGCACGACGACCGCACCGGAGCGACTAAGGTCACCCGCACCGTCGTCAACTACAGCATCACCGACTCCGTCGCCCTGCATGAGCTGATGCCCTACGAGCATCAGATGTACCCCTTCATCGAGCTGCCCCGCGAGCGCAACACCCGACCGCTCCTCGAAAGCCGCGGCATCCCTGAGATTGTCCAGTCGGCGCAGGAAGAGGTGAAGGTGCAGCGCGACTACCGCGTTGACCGCGCCAGCATCAGCATCATTCCTCCGCTCAAAGTGCCCGCTTCCAGAGGTCGCCTCGATCTCGTCCTCGGACCAGCGATGCAGATACCGGAGAGGCGCCCGAACGAAATCAACTGGATGACGCCGCCGCCGTTTGACCAAGGCTCTATCGAGGTCGAGCAGGCAACCCGCGCGGACGTTGACCGCTACTTCGGCCGCATGACCGAGAGCGTCAACCCCAACATCGCCATGCTGCACATGCAGGACTTGGCCGACTCGTGGCTCCTCGACATGAAGGTCATGATGATCCAGATCCTTGCTTTAGCGCAGCAGTATATGTTGCCGGAGGAAATTTCTCGCGTCACCGGAAACGCCACGCCGTTAGCTGAAGGCGCCGCCGACATCCGCGGTCGCTATGACATCACTGCCGAGTTCGACGCGAGAACCCTCGATAACGCCGCCTTGGAGGCCAAGATGACGTTCCTGACCCAAAATCTAGTGCCCCTTGATTCGATGGGAGTGATCGACCGCGCGCAATTGATCAAGGTCATGCTCGGCTCAGTAGACCAGAACCTCGCCAACCTCCTCGTCAGGGATATCGGCGCCGCTACGCAGATGGAAGTTGAGGACGAGCAGACCGCATTTGCGAAGATAGCCGCGGGAACCGAGCCGCCGCTTAAAGAGGGCGGACAAAATGCCCAGATCCGATTGCAGGCCCTGCAACAGATTATCCAAAGCAACCCTGCTGTTATGCAGCGCTATCAATCCGACGAGATCTTTAAGCGCATGATCGATGCGCGCATGCAGGCGTTTAATTTCCAACTGCAGCAGCAACAGAATGCAATTATTGGCCGCGTTGGCACGCAACCTGCGCTGCAAAAGATGGCGCAAGAGCAACAACTCGGCATGTCCGCCCAACCCGCCGCCTAACCGTATGCACCCGAACATCAACGTCCGCAACGTCGCTGGTCTCAACATCCCGCAGCACGACTATCTCTCGATCAGCTACTACGGCAGCACGAACAACATCCAGACCGTGACCTACAAAGAAGGCGGCAGCGGCGGCCAAACAGTTGCCACGCTGACCTTCTCCTACACGACCAACCCGCCGACCACCGACGACGCCTCGCTGGCTTCCGTCACTCGTTCTTAACGCATGGCTTGGACCTTTAATCCCTTCAGCGGCACGTTCGACCAGAAAGGCTCTGGTGGCGGCGGCGGCGGATCGTCGTATCTTGAAGGCGAGGTGCAAAACTTCAGCGCGCTGCCCACCGCCAACCCGCCAGCCGTAGACAGCGCCTACCTCGTCCGCGAGCCAGAAGGCACTTGGCTCATCAACCGCAAGCCCGCTGGCATCTACATTCGCGTTGCCACCACCGGAACACGCGCAACTGACTGGACCTACGCGGGCATTCTGCCCGACGTCTTCAACGACGCCAACTTCCTCCTCTATGACAACGCCGACAGCTCCAAAAATCTAGCCTTCCAACTCAGCGGCATCACCACCGGCACCACCCGCACGCTGACCGCGCCAGATGCCTCTGGCCGCATCCAAGTCGAAGGCCAGCCCATCGGCAACACCACGCCCGCCGCAATCACTGGAACCACTGGCACCTTCACGACCCTCACCGCCAACAACGGCACGCTCACGGCGTCCGCGCCTGTGCTGGATTTGAGCCAAACGTGGAACGCGAGCGGAACAACTTTCACTGGGCTAAACCTTTCGTTGACCAATACGGCAAGCGCCAGTGCAAGCTCTTACTTCAATATCAATCTTGATGGTGGCGAGGCGTTTGCCATTCGTCGTGGCGAATCAAACGTCAACGCCACGCTAATTAGGTGCGGCGGAAGCGGCTTGAGGTGGACTGCACGCACGCGCACAGGAGGAGGCGTTGGATTAAACTTTGCGGATACATTAGGTATTGGCTCATCGTTAGAGTTTTTGGCTACCGCATCGGGAACAGCGGCAGGAGATGTTGCCCTTCTACGAGATGGGGCTTCCGACACGCTCGCTCAACGCCGCAGCACCAACGCCCAAACCTTTAACATCTACAACACCTTCACCTCCGCGACGAACCACGAACGCGGCTTCCTCAAGTGGTCGAGCAACGTGTTTCAGATCGGCACGGAGAAGGGATCGGGCGGCGGGACGGCGAGGGATCTTGTTTTCCAGACAGACGGAACCACACGATTCACGATAGCCGCTGCTGGAGCCATAGATTGTGCATCGGGATTCACCGTCTCCAGCGCATCTGGCCTCACTCTCTCTGCTGCCAGCGCCGCCCTTAACCTCCCAAGAAACTGCAACATAGCCTCTCCCAACACTGGGATACTACATTTTAGATCGACCTCTGGAACCAATGCTGAGTGGCGCGTGAACGGTGGATTATTTTCCAGCGGTGGAGCAAATGCCGAATACGGATTCCTCTCGTTTCAAACGGCAGCAAACATTTTTCAAATCGGGACCGCACAGGCGGGAACAGGCGTTGCGCGAGCAATGGAGTTTGTGACCAACGCGACCGCTCGCATTAGAATCGGGACCGCTGGCGAAATAGGTTTTTTTGGAGCAACCGCCGCCGCACAACCCGCCGCTGTGGCAGACGCCACAGACGCCGCCAGCACGCAAGCCCGCCTCAACGATCTGCTTGCCCGCCTCCGCACCTTGGGCCTCATCGCCACCTAATTTATGCTAACGAATCCAACACCCATCGAAACGCCCGCCGTAGCCGCCAAGGTCTACGACCGCCTCCACGTTTATAGTCTCTCGGCCATTCAGCCAACGGCCGACACCGGCAGCATTACGGTCGAACTCCTGCCCGCCACGGCAACCGGCGAACTCGCCTCCGGCGACCTCGTCCAGCGCATGACCACGCCGCTCACCCCCGAGATCCTCGCCGCCGTTCCCGAGCTGGCCGCCGCCTTCGACGCCGTCTTGGCCGCCATCCCCGCAACCCAAGCCTACCTCGCCGCGCAACAGGAGCAGCCTAATGAATAAGACCGTCACGCTGACCGAAGAGCAGGCCAAGCTCGTCATGCAGTGCCTCGACCTCGCCGTCAAAACCGGCGGGCTGAATGCCGCCGCGCAGATCCTGCCTTTGGCAACGAGCATCGAGAAGCAGCTCACGGAGGAAGCGCCCGCTGCTGAATAATGAGGACTGTCACCTTACAGTCTATCTTGCTCCGCGCATGGCAACGTGTCGGCAACGACGCCAGCACCATCGACGCCATCCCATCCGGCGCAAGAACCATGATGACCGCCGCCGCCAACGAACGCATCGCCGACTGCTGGGAGTGGGCCGACTGGCCAGAACTCATGCGCGTCGAAGAACGCACCGTCGAAGGCAACGAGACCAACGGCTACTTCATCCCCTACGAGCAAACCGGCGAGACCGCCATGGGCGAAGTCTTCGCCGTCCTCCGCGACAACCCAGCAACACACGTTGCACCTCGCCAGATTGGCTACACGCTCTTGGGCGACAACGTCCGCTTCCCGCAAAGCACCGACCTGCCAACCACCGTCTGGGTCAACTACCGCATCCGCCCGACCGAATACAGCGCGAGCAACCTCTCCGCAACCGTGCCCGCCGTCATCGCAAAAGCCGTCGCGCTCATGCTGACCTCCGATCTTCTCACCGAAGACGGCCAGCTCGACAAGGCACTCGCCATGGAGCAGCTCGCAGAGAGCGAACTGATTTCTCAGCGCGACAAATATTACTTTCAGCAGGGCCAGCCCTCCATGTGGACCGCCCGAATTAACCAATACTAACCAACCAACACTATGGGATTCCCTAACGCACGCATCACTAACAGCCAATCCGGCGCTCAATACATCGGCGACACCGCCCTCTACACCGGCGAGTGGGCCGCGATCCAAGCCGTGACGGACACCAAGTTCCACACCCTGACCGGCAACGTCTCCGGCCTCGCCAACACGCTGCTCGGCAGTGCCATCACGGTGCCCGCTGGGTTGACCATCTTCGGTCTGTTCACCGCCATTGACCTGCACAGTGGCAGCGTCATCGCCTACCGCAAATAAATGATCCAAGGATTCTCCAGCGGCCTCATCGGCAACCGCGAGCTGATCTACGAGACGGATCTTCCGTCATTCCAGCGTGACTTCGCCGCGCTGAAGACCCTCGACCACGGCACCGGCCCCGCGATCACCTTCACGCGGGCGAGCGGCGCGACCTTCTTTGACGCCAATGGTGTCTTGCAGACGGCCGCCAATGACACGCCGCGCTTCGACCACGATCCGGTGACTGGTGAGTCGCGTGGGTTGCTGATTGAGGAGTCGCGGACGAATTTGCTGACGCATTCGGCGGATGCGGCAAATGCGGCGTGGGGTCAAGTAAGACTATCGGTAACGGCAAATGCCGCAGCCTCACCAGACGGGACGACAACGGCTGAAAAAATTGTAGAAAATACTGACAACAACAGCCACAGAATCGCTGCACCATCAGTATCATACGTTTCAGGCACAACATATACATTTTCGGTATTCCTAAAAGCGGCAGAAAGATCTCAGGCATACTTGGCGATGCACCAATCAAATACTGGCACAGCATTTTCTACAAATCCAAGCCTGTTAGTTAATTTAACAACAGGAGCTACCAGCGGTGTTACTGCATCAGTAACAGCGTCTTCTGTCACAAGTGTCGGGTCTGGCTGGTGGAGAGTGTCTATATCGGCAACGGCAACGTCTTCGCTTACAAATCAGCCCTCGATATTTATGGCTGATAACACCGGCCAAAGCGCCTACACCGGCGACGGCACATCCGGCCTATTCATCTGGGGCGCCCAACTAGAAGCAGGCGCCTTCCCCACCAGCTACATCCCGACGACCACCGCCGCCGCCACCCGCGCAGCGGACTCGGCGGTCGTCACGCCGATCTCTTCGTTTTACAATCAAGCGGAGGGGACGTTGTTTGCGGAGACTTCGGTGACATCCGACATCGCGGGCGGCAGAGACGTTGTTACGTTTAATAGCGACATCGCAAACAACTGGATTGGATTGCGGTGGGCCGGTAACACGCAAGCGCAGTTTGCTGTTGTCGCTGACAACGTCACACATGTCAGCATCGCAGCTAGTGGGTATACAGCGGCGGGCGTCTATAAGCGCATCGGCGTATATAAAGTTGATGATTTCGCGCAAGCCATCAATGGAACTGTAGTCGGAACCGATACAAGCGGAACTCTTCCAGTTGTGAGTCGATTGGTGTTTGCAGCCAGTGGCAACCAAGTAACCCTCAACGGCCACATCCGCAAGATCGCGTACTGGCCCAAACGCCTCACCGACACGCTGCTCCAGCAACTGACGACCTAACATGGACTACCTCTACAAATTCCCAAGCGAAGCTACCGCCCAAACCGCGCTGGCCGATTACTACGACAGCGAGAACGGCTGGAAGACCAGCGGCACCGGCTATGCGCTTGATCCTGTTGGTGTGCTGGCAGACGTAGACAACAGCGATCCCGAGAATCCGGTCAGCACGCTGCTCGACGGCTGGCACCTCAATCTGCGCGTGACTGACGAACGGCCAGATCCGGCGGCGGACTACAGCGTCACACCGACGCAGCAACGGAGGGTGTGGCTATGACTTCGTGGCACTACGACATGACGACCACCGAAAAAGGCGTCATCGGAACGGCGACAAGCATTGGTTCATCTGTTTTTAGTATGCTCCCCCACCTTGAAACCACCCTGCGCGTTGCAGGTCTTTGCATCGGTATTTTGGTCGGACTGGCCACGCTCATAAGCGTCCTGCACGACATTCGGAAGAAACGGAAGGAAATGAAATAATATGAGAAACTGGAAAACAACCCTACTGGGAATCCTCACTATCATCGCATCGCTCTCGACCGCTGGCCGCGAGTTCCTCGCCAATGGCAGCGTGCCCGACCTCGGCCTCATCGCCGCGAGTCTGCTCGCCGGTTGGGGCTTGATCGTGGCCAAAGACAACAACGCCCGCCTCTGACTCCATGCCCGCCCGCGTCACAAAAGCCATTGCAGTTGCGATCCTCGCCGTGAGCTGGGCTGTCGCTGCGGCTGGCTGCGTGACGGTCGGCTATGACTTCATTAAGCAACAGGCAACCGTAACGGTCAACCCGCCGCCCAAAGGCCACGCGAAGTAACCATGTGGAAGTGGATCAAGAATCTGTTTGGCAAGAAGTCCGCGACTGGCCCAGCGCCAGCCTCGCCGAGCTTGCCATTAGAATCCACAACCGTCTCCACACCCGCCGCGAGCAAAGCCTACGACGAACGCCGTCTCAACACCCCGAACAAAAGCGGACGCCCCATCACGCCATCAATGATCGTCCTGCACCATACGAGCGGCAGCTATAACGGCAGCGTGAGCTGGTGCATGAACCCTGAAAGCAAAGTGAGTTACCACGTCATCATCGCCAGAAACGGCAACCGCACCGTCCTCGCCGACGATACGGCCCGCTGCTGGCACGCAGGCATCAGCTCGTGGCAAGGCGCGCCGGACTGTAACAGCTACAGCCTCGGTGTGGCGTGGGACGGCGACACCTACGAAGACCCGCTCGGTGAAGCGGCCATGGACAGCGCCATCCAATACATCGTGCCCCGCATGAAGAAGTGGCACATCCCGATGTCCCGCATCGTCACGCACCAACAAATCGCCCCCAATCGCAAGAACGACATCTCTCCCGCCGACGCGGCGCGGTTCAAGAGCAGACTCAAGGCAGCACTTAACTAATTACGACTATGGCCAAAACAATCGGACAACTAACCCAAGCCACAACCCTCGCAGGCGGCGACGAGTTTATCATCGAGCAGAGCGGACTGACCAAGCGTGTCGCCGCATCTGTTGTGCGCGGCGGACTGGTCAATGCGGATGTTGATGCGGCGGCCGCCATCGCCCACACCAAACTCGCCAACATCACCGCAGGCCGCGTGCTCCTCGGCAACGCCAGCAACGTGCCGACCGCCACGGAGCTGACTGGGGATGTGACGGTGAGTAATACCGGAGTGACGGCGATTGGTAGCGCGAGGGTGACCGCGCCAATGCTTGACGGAGCACAAACTGGATCGGCCCCGATCTATGGCTGCCGTGCTTGGGTCAACTTTAATGGAGCGCGCAACGCCGCAAACACCGGAGCGTCAACCAACGGAGCCAACGTGCATATCCGAGCAGGCGGCAACGTGGCCAGCGTGCTCAAGAACGGAACGGGCGACTACACGGTAACATTCACAACGGCCATGGCAGATGCCAACTATGCAATAGTCAATGGGTCTGGTCGCAGCTTGGCCAACCTTCATTTCGGCCACCTTTCGTTTGGCTCGCAAACGGCAGGCAGTTTCAGTGTTTTGTTTTCAAGACAAGATGACGGATCAACTCGCGCAGATGACGAGCTGTGCATGATTTCCGTGTTTAGATAACAATGTCCCTAGAAAGCCCCATCCTCAGAGACGGTGACGCCGGATTCGCAGGCTATGCCTCGCGCATCAATCCGGTGGCATTGCCCGCTGGCATGCTCCAGTTGAGCGAGAACATGCGGCTTGATCGTGGCGTGGCGGTGACGCGCAAGGGTGCAAAGCGCATGGCGGACGCGATCAGCGTGGCCAGCTCGCCGCTCACGGTGCCCTTCGTGCTCAACCCTGCGCCCAACGCGCCGATCGTGCAGAGCGTCTACTCGGGCGGCATCTTTGCGGCCAGCGTCTACCGCTCGCCAGATCAGGTGCAGAGCGCGGAGATCGTAGTGCTGGCAGGCGGGGATCGCGCTTACACCATCCTGCTGGACGACAACCAATCCTTCGCCGGTGTCTGGGCGGGCGGCTTTCTGGTTACTGACACCGGAGAAGAAATCGTAGACGAGAACGGCGACACTATCGTCATCTCGGTGCTCCCACAGGAACTGGGCTACCCGACCTCACCGGACGAGGTCATCGAGCCGACCGATACGGTCTCCATGGTGCAGGCTAACGACCGCCTTTACTTGTTCCGCGAAGCCGATGCCTCGCGTCCGAATTGGGTTGTCAAGAACGTGACCACCGGCGGCATTACGGTGGCGTCCACCACGGCGACCGTCAACCTGACTGGCCACGGATTCCCCGCGGGCGCCCGCGTGCGCATCGAGGGGAGCAATGTCGCTGCCTTCGACGGCGTGGAATACGACATCGCCACGTCCTCAACGAACTCCTTCACGATTACCGTGCCCAGCGGCACCGCGACCGACGCCACGACCAGCGGCCGCACCATCCGCCGCGTGAAGGCACCGCTTTACTGGGACGGCATCACGACCTCCTTCGTCCGCAGTCCCGCAGGCGTGCCCACCGGAATGTCGGCGACCTACAAGACCATGCGTTCGACGCCTTGGGGCACCTACGTCAACAACCGACTGGTGCTTCCTGACGGCAAGAACAACGTGCTCATCAGCGATATCTTGGACGCCAATACCTACGATCCTTACTGGCAGTCGTTCCGCGCCGGTGCGGGCAGCAATGACTTCGTCGTCGCGGTGCATCCGTGGGTGGAAAACAGCTTCCTCGTCTTTTGTAGAAAGTCCATCTGGCTCGCGGAGGTCAATCAATTCGCCAGCGTGGACGGCAGCGCCACAGCCATCAACACGGCACTCAGCAAGCTCACTCTCCTCACCGATGAGGTCGGCTGCGCGGCCCGCCGCTCCATCGCCACGGCGGGGCAGTTTGTCTATTTCCTCAGCGACTCCGGCGTGTATCGCCTCGACAGCCGCCTCGACTTGAAGCTGCGCGGCGACACCAAGCCTCTCAGCGACCCCATCGCCAACCAGCTCGACGACCTCAACGCGACATTGCTCAAGAACTCGGTCGGCCTCTGGTATAGCAACCGCTACTACCTCGCCGTCCCGCTGGCCGGTGCCGACAGCAACAACGGTGTGTTTTTATACAATGCCTTGAACGACCAGTGGGAAACCCGCGACATTTATGGTTTCGGCGTGGATGACTTCGTTGTGGCCACCCGCGCCAACGAGCGCCGTCTTTTCGTCAGCAACAAGGCCGGTCGCCTCATGCTCCTCGACGAGATCGAGGAGGGCGACCAGTCGCCCGACGTGGAGGCCGATGTCATCACGCCGGTCGCTGGCCGCATCGTCACCCGCCGCTACGGCATGGGCAGCGGCATGATCGGTATGACCACGAAACGCTTCGTCCGCTCGCTCTCCGATGTCGTCTTGCCCAACACCGCATCGGTCACGGTGAAGGCTATTACCGTCAATCCCGATGCAGAGATCACGCTAGTGCAGGGACAGACCAACACGTCCGGCTTGGCAGAAGACTACACGCTCAAGCAGCCGATCCGGCAAAAAGCGCATTACTGCGAACTGGAATTTCTAACCACGGCCAATCGGCCGGAAATCCGCAACGTCAGCATCGAGGCGGCTGGCCCGAGCAACCCGCCGACTGAGACACGCAACGCAGCTTAACAACTAAGGAGAACAATTATGGCAAACGTAAGTGCAGGATATAACTGGGTCAGCGGCGAGACCGTCACCCCCGCGAAACTCAACAGCGCCGCCGCGCCGACTGTCGTTGTCGCTGACAATGAAGTCACGACCGCGAAGATTGCGGACGCGAATGTCACATCCGCGAAGCTGGCCAGCAACGCAGTCGAGACAGCCAAGATCGCCGACGATGCCGTCACCGACGCCAAGCTCTCCCTCGCAGCCAACGCTGGTGAAATCAAAAAGGCGATCAACGCCGACAACTCTCCGCCGATCTTTGCGTGCAGGGCTTGGGTAAATTTTAACGGAGCAGCGGACGCAACCGGCGCTGTGTCCACCGCAAACACCAATCGTCTTATTCGTGCTTCTGGCAATGTGGCCAGCGTGCTTCGCAATGGAGTCGGTGATTATACAGTCACGTTCTCAACGGCTATGCCGGATGCGAACTATGCTGCGATGGTGACTGGAGACTTAAACTTCAGTGTTATATATAATGCGGGTCCGCTCGGAACCATTTCCGCTGCCTCTTTGCGCATAGGGACGCAAGCAGGCTCATCGGGTGCGGCAGGCGACCTTGGCCAAGTGTGTGTAGCTATCTTCCGATGACCCCATGGCAACGCGCAAAACACTGGTGGGACAACCACAGCACGCAGGACTTCTGGGAGGCAGTCGGCGAGCACTTGTCGGCGGGCTATGTGTGGAACTCGCCGTCTTGCTTCATGCTGGCCAAAGCCTGTCGCTGGAACGCGGAGGAGCAACAATTTGAACTCGGTGAAAGCAACTGCTGGTTCGTCACTCTGGCTGCTGGCACTGCTGGCACAAACCCTGTGCGGGAGTGCCTTCGCGTGGCGCCGCATCCGCAGACCTATGTGGCTTGGTGCCGCAGGGGGAGCTTTGAGCCGCGAGTCTATTCGTGGGAACAACTAACTAAGAAAGTAGGAGGACAATAATATGGGAGGAAAAGGACCGAGCGCACCAGCGCCGCAACCAGTGCCAGCCGCACCGGCGCCGATTGACTACGATAAAATGGCCAATGCGAGCATTCGCGTGGCCCAAGCACAGTCTGCCGCTGAAGAAGCGGCGATCAAGCGGCTATACCCTGAGTATATCCGCATGCAGTTCGGCACCGCCGACCAGCTCGCCGGTAAGCTCGACAACGAATACCTCCAGCGCGCACGCGGCGTTGTCGGCGAGGAGCTGCAAGCGGCGTCCGCGCCTAATGCCATTGAGGCGCAGCTCCAGCGGGACGCGGAGTCTGAGCTGGCCCTTGGCCGCCAGCTAACACCGGAGCAGCAGCGTGAGGCATCGCAGTCGGCACGCGCGGCCTTTGCGGCTCGCGGGCTTGGCACCTCGATGGGTAGCAGCGCGGCTGAGATCCTCAATCGTGATGCCTATGGCACCGCTCGGCAGGATGCTCGCCGTGGGTTTGCGGCGAATGTAAACCAGATGGATCTTGCGCGCAGGCAGCGGCGGATTGGTCTGGCCGGTGCCTATACCGAACTTGATCCGTTCCGGCAGTCGATTGGTCCGGCGTTTGGGCTGGGCGCCTCCACGCTCAGTAATACGACAGGACAGGTCGGCAACATCTTCGGCAACTCCCTGCAGCAAAGCGGCAACGTGGCCAGCTTCAATAATAATATGGGCATGAGCCTGAGAAATTCTGCACTCAACAACAATGCCGCCATGCAGGGCGCATCGATGCAGGCAGGCGCGATGCGTGACGCCGGGATGATGGGCATGTTTGGCCAGATCGGCGGCTCAATCTTCTCAGACAAGCGCATGAAGGCTGACATCAAGCCGGTCGGCAAGGCGGGCAGCGTGCTTGGCCTCACCGCTTACGAGTTCAGCTACAAGGGCGATGACAAGAAGCACAAGGGCTTCATGGCGCAGGATGTTGCGAAGGTGCTGCCGGAGGCTGTCGCCGAAGTCGATTACAAGGGCAAGAAACGTCTGGCGATCAAGCCAGCGGTTATCGGCGCCGCCCTCGCTGATGAATTGATGGCTGCGAAGGCGGCTTAATTAGAAAGAGACAAAACTATGTTTGCTTATAACCCCTCAGTGAATGACAATAGCGGCCAGATCCTTGCCGCAGGACAGGTCGGTGCCGCACAGGCCAATGCCCAGATGATGGGACAGGTGGGACAGGACATCGGAGGAGCGCTCGCAGGAATCGGCCAGATGTATGGCGAGATGGAAGGCCGCAAGGCCAAAGGTCGCGCCTTTAAGAAAACCCTCGAAGTGCTTGGACCGTCGTTTGGCATGACGACCGACAAGCTCAAGGCTGCCTTCGGCGACCTCAAAAACGACATGGATTACTACAACGCCAGCGAGATGATCATGCCGGTGCTGCCTTCGTGGATTAATTCGACGTTGGCGAGCAGCAGGATGGAGCAGGCTCCAGAATTGCAAAATCAGCGCACAAACGACCAGCGCGACATCATGTATGAGCGCGAGCGGCTGCAGCGTGAGCGCGAGGTGATGAACACGCCACAAGGCCCCACTCCGGTAACTGTCCCAACGGCCATGCGCCGCTTTAACAAACCCATCTAATCTATGTCCACGCGCAACCGCAACCGACTGCCCGATCCGGTAGAGCCTGATCTTCCGCCGTATAGCCCTAGCGACACCAGCGTGTCCAACTCGCTGGCCGAAATGGACGCTGGCTATGCGCCCCCGATGAGCGATGAATACATGGACACTGCGCCGGAAGATGTCGTCAACGATGTGGCAGAGCAAGCGGAGGTGCGTCGCGCTGAACCCGCCGAGCGTCGCGTCACTTCGTCCACGATGGATCTTTCGTTCATCAACAAGCTCAACGATCCAAACCTGACCGAAGAGCAGGCCGCGGCGGAATACAACAAGCTGCCGCCCGCGCTGCGCTACGTCTATGACCGCGTTGCTGATTTTTCGTACAACAATGAAGGCAGCGAGACTCCGGCGCAGCTAGACCCGCGTGACGCCAACCGGTGGCTCGATGAGTTCTACGAGCGCGAGACGAAGGCAAAGCCGGAAGACAAGGCCAACAAGCCGCTCGGCCCGCGCGAGCTGCAGGTCGCCATGGATGACGTGGCGCTGATGCGCAACACGATTGATTCCATCAAGAACCATGAGGGAAGATCCAAGGCGCTCGGATACCGCGGACCCTTCAACGTCGCCGCGCCTTCCTATTGGGGCGGTGTGGTCGATCAAGAGACCGGAAAGCAGCGCCCCGCCGCGGGAACTGCCGCCGCTGGATTCTCCAGCCTGATCGACAGCTCGCGCGCCAAGGTCTTTTTGCCGGTCATCCAGCGTATGCGTGGCTTCGGCTCGATGCAGGTGCGCGAGGCAGAGGCGGCGGTCAATTCGGCCAACCGTCTGTCGCTTGAATTGAGTGACTCCGACTTCGGCGCCGCTCTGGCAGAGGTTGAAGACTTCGCTGACCGCTTCGAGGCGAGATCGAAGGGTGTGCCGGTGGAAGAGATCAAGGCCGCAAGGACCGGAGGACAGCCACAATCTGGCGCCGCCGCACCGGCTCGCAAAAACTTGTTCATGCACGACGGCGAACAATACCACCGCAACGCCGATGGATCGGCCACAATCGTTGTTGGCTTCGACCCAAGCGGGAACCCAATTCTAGGACAGTAACTCTGACATGCCGCCAAAAACACTTACGGCGGAACAGGTCGCTGAGATTGACGGCAAGCAGCAGAAGCCGGTCAATTGGAGCGCCGTAATTCCGCAAAAGGAAGACGTTCTGACCGCCCGCGTTAACCGCGCGGCGGCGCGTCAGGACGCTCCCGCCATGCTGACGGCCGAGCAGACTGACGCTGCAGAGGCGCAGAACAGCGTGGCGGCTGAGACGTCTTTTGGCCGCGCTATGGGCGCTCGCCCTGACCGCTCGGTCGGCCCTCAAGTTCCTGCTCCCAAGAGGGTGCTTTCCGTCGCGGAGGTAGACCAAGCGGACTACGAGCGGGTCGGCAACATTTCCTACATTCCCACCAAAGACGAGTGGAAGCGCTACAGCGAACTGCGCCAGCGCCGCGACGACAAGGTGGGCAAGTTCTTCGAGGCCGGTCAGGCTATTGCCGGTGGTCTCGTTCAAGCGGCGGCTGCGACAGCCTACGCTCCTTTTGACTTCGTCGCGCGCGGGACCAAAGCCTACGACGAGTGGGTCAACTCTTCCGCGGAGGGCATGCGCCAAGCCAGCATCAGCACCGCCGAGCTGTGGTCTTGGGCCGGTGACGTCGTCAATGACGGCGTCCGAGAGACCGAGCGCGTCAACGTGATCGACAACCAACTGCGCCAGCAACTCGCCGCGGAGAACAAGTTCACCGGCAACGCTCAGGCCGACGCGCAGATTTTCGCTCAGGCCAGAGAGCAGGCCATGGCGTCCGGTGCCTACGAAAAGACGCAGGAGCAGGAGGCGGACGACGAGGACACCCAATACCAGCGCTTCATCCGCGACCGCTCGTTCCAGCAACAGGCGGCGAACGTCACCGAGACCAACATCGGCACGCTGCCGGACGGCCGCGCGGAGATGGGCATCGATGAGTCGAAGCTCAACGAGGGTCTAGTGCTTGGCAGCGCGCTTGTTTTAGATCCTCTAAACATTGCCATTCCGGCGGGCCTTGGCGCCGCCAACAAGGTGAGGTTGCTGCGTCGCGTTGGCAGTCTCGCGGGCACACCGCTCAAGGGCGTGTCGAAGGTTGCCGGTTATGCGGCAGGCAAAGCAGAGGCTGGCTACGGAAGAATTGTCGAAGGCATTGAATCCGCAACCGGCCTGACCGGCTCGCAGCAGATGTCCGCCCTGAGCAGTGTTTCATTCAAGGCGGCGGCGGCGATGGCCGCGCTGAAAAAGTCAGGTGCCGTTCTTCGGGTAACCGAGCGCGGACTAAAGACCGGCAGCATCCTCGCCCGCGAGATTGGCATCGGCGGTGTCGGTGCATCGCGCGTTGAAGCGGCGAGCAAGCTGCGCAGCGCTCCCATCCCTGAGCGCTACCGCCGTGCCTACGATGGCTTTTTCACCTCCGCAGACAGCACACTGCGCCGCGTCAGCGAGACGCAGGGACTTTCGCCTATCGCCCGCCGGTCGGCCGCTACGCTCGACAAGCTGGGCGCCACGCAGGCATTCCGCCTAGCCGACGACGCAGTGAGCGGTGCGGTGGCGACGGCGCCCATCGCCGTGCCGCTGGCAGCCATTGCGCCCGAAGAGCGCCAGCCGGAGATCCTTGGCGCGATCATGACTGTCGGCGCCGGTGCCGGTGTGATCGGCGGCAAGATGCGCCGCATGTCGGAGTTCGATGACGCGCTGGTAGCCAAGATGCTGGCCGATGCAGAGATCTCCGGCGGCGACGCCACATCGATGGCCAACATGATGCCGCACGACAGGCTGGTCAACATGGCTCGCATGCAGTCGGTCATCTCGCCCAAGGCGGACTTCATTCCCCTGCGCGCTACGGATTACGAGATCAACACTACGGTCAAGGAAGCCATGGGTCTCGGCACGCGCGGCATCTATGTTGACGCCAAGAAGGGCCAGCGCCCGCGGATCTTTGTTAACCTAGACAAGATGGCGACCGGCGACGTGGCTGGCCATGAGATCGGCCACGCCATCCTCAAGAGCGACATCCTCGGCGGTGAGGTCAAGCGCGGCATGCGGGCCATGGTTGACCAGCAGTATGGCACCGATGGAGTCGCTGCCCGCGGGCGCGAATACGTCACAGCGAATCTCACGCAGGAGGTACGCGACGGCACGACCGGCATCCAATTGAACGTGTTGCGCCCTGATGAGGTGACACGCATCGCCGCGGCCGGTGGCGACGAAGCGGCCGAGCAGGCGCTCAAGAATGAGTTTATCCGCGAACGCTGGGCAAACGACACCGACTGGCGCAAGCAGGCCATCGAAGAGCGCGCCGACATGCTAAACCAAGAGCGCTTGGCGCAGGGCGAGATCTCTTGGGACTGGGCGCGCGACGAGATTGCCGCGGAGACATTCAGCGGACTTGGCAAGGGCCTGAACCTTTCCGGCATTCGCGCCAGTGGTCCGCTCAGTCGCGCGGTCGGCGCCGCCTCTGCAGGCTTCGAAGCCATGGGCGCTCGGATGCGCGGCAATGGACGACTGGAGACACCGAACCGGCTTTTCGTGGAAAACCCGCTCTTCGACACGCCGGAGATGCGCAAAGCTGTCAACGACTACGTCAAGACGTTCGACCGGTATCTGGTCGGTCTGGAAAAGGAAGGCGCCGTCAAGCAGCGCGGCACGCCGATTGCTCCTACCGGCAAGGCCAGCGATGCCATCCGCAGTCCTCACACTCGCCTGCATAAGAACGGCAATGTGGTTGAAAACGATTTGTTCTTTCAGCGTCCAGACGGAACAGTCGTTCCCAAGTCACAGCAGCAGATCAATACGCAGGACAAGTCGCGCGCTGCCACGATTAAGTCGATCAACGACCGGACTAAGTTCGTCAACGAGAACAGCAACGAGTGGGGCGCTCGCAAACTTAGCAATGGCCGCGTCGAAGTTGGCGGACCCAACCTGCCGCCCCAGTTCGACTACTTCATCCAGATACCGGAGTACCATCGCAATCTCGTTCGAGAGTTTGAGGCCGGACGCGCAGAAGGTCGCAGCTATTTGTATTCCATCAACGTCATCGGCAGTCGCGACTCAGGAACGTACAAGGTCACAAACTACGGCAACATCGAGGCCAAGACCGGAGAGATGGTTCCCTTCGGTGCCGCCGTCTCGACCAAGAATCATGTGCTGATCAAGGCGATTGACCTTAACTCGTTTCGCGCTTCGGCCATTCGCGCCATCGATAACGAGCAGCTCGGTGAGTTTGGCAATGACCTCCGCGCGGTGGAGACCGGCTTAAAGCAGCTTCTCAGCAACTACGAGAACGGCGTCGCGGGCGAGACCGGACTCGGCGTGACGCGCAAGAACATCCTCAACGGATTGCTGGGCACCGGCACGGTGATGCAGCGCCAGAGCAACCCTGCTTGGTACACGCTGAACAACCAAGGCAGCGTCCGCACGTTCCGCCTAGACCGCATCAACTACGCGGAGCCATATGGCACCGGCTACTTCCCGCACTACAACAAGATCAACATCAACGCGCTGCCGGACGACGCCGGTCGCATGTCTCTGGATCAATACGGACAGTTCGACGCCGACCGCAAGGCGGCTTGGATGAACAAGGAGGCGGTTAAGCGCGGCTTTAGCAACGCAACCAATTGGCAGAACGCGGACGCGCAGGGATTCCGAGCGGCGGATGGGCAGTATAGGCAACAGTTTCCGGCGGGTGGCGCGGCGCAGCGTGGGAGTGCTATGCCGGACAAGGCAAATGTCAGCTTCCTGCCGGACACCGTTGTCAGCGACGAAGGCGGCACCGTCTGGCGCACGCTGCAAGAGGCTCCTGTTATTACGCTCAAAGACCTGCGCGGGAGAAAGGTCTTTGCGTCCTTCGCGGACCTTACAAGCGCGGGCAAGTTGTACAGGGGCATTGATTCAAGCGAGGTGGCCATACCGGTGAGAACACACGGCGGACCAGAATGGCCGTTGCTACAAACAGAGCGTGTTGGCGAGGAAACCAACGTGTGGTCTAATCAGGGCGCCGGAGTTTCAACAACCAAGGCCAAGCGCGCAGACGAGGGCGCAATCATGCTCGTCGCGGCCATGCACAAAAACGCGCACGTCAGCAACACGGAAACGTCCACGGCGGTCATTGCAACAAACGCAGCCTATGCGCGCGATGGAAGAATTGCCGGAGACAATTTGCAGCGCCTCGATGACATGATTCGCGTGGAGATGCCTGACTTTGTTGGCATCGAGTCGCCGGACGTCATGGCGTACGTCAACAAGCTACCGTTCCAAGGAGAAAGAAGCAGAAGTCGCATCGCGCAGATTCTCGGATCGAAAGAGGCCGAAGCTCTGGGGGCGCCAAACTTGCAGCGCATATTGGACGAGATGCGCTCCTCGGAGTTTGACGGACTGCGGATCGGCGACGCGGTCATGGCTATCGAGCTAACGGCGGGCGCTCCGGTTCTTAAACTCGGAGAGAATGGAACGCTGAAGCATCCATCCTATCAATACGCCGTGCGCGGCAGGGTTCTCGGCCGATTCGCGCGCCCCATTAACGTCGAGACGATCTTCGATGACTTTTACGCGCAGAGAAGGGCACAGGGTAAGCCGCAGCAAGGAGACAGACGCGCGCTTGACTTGGCAAAGCCTGTGCAGGTGATCACTGACGCTATTGCTGACAGGATTCCAAGCACCGCGTACACGGCGATCAAGTCTCCGCGGCATGCGCAGCTTATCAACATGGCCGTCAACGATCAGTGGCGCTCCACCTCGGCAAGCGTGAAGCAGGGCGGCGTTAGTCCGGCAGACATCGTTAGCGCGCTGAACGCATCTCCCGCCAAAGTGGCTCTTTCTAGGTATGATCTAAAAACCCTTAGCGGCAAGGTGCGCGCAAAAGAGCTTGAGGTCTTCCAGCTAGGCGACTCCGGCGTGTACTTCGGAGTGCGGAAAGGCGATCCGGCGTCAGACTATGGTCTGGCTCCAGATGCGTATGGCTTTGGGCCGGATGAGCGCACGCTGACGCTGGTGATGAATAACGAGCGCAAGGCCGGAGGTATGGCCGACGCCATTGTCGTCAAGGCGCTGCAAAATGGTGTGACGGCGCTGGACTGTTTCGCCGTCAAAAGCAGCAAAGCGCCAACCGGATTTTTGCCGAAACTTTACAAGCGATTTGGCTTTGAAAAGGTTGGCGAGATACCGTTTGACTCGTCTTTTTACTCAAAAACAGAGCTTGCCGATCTCAAGAAATACTGGAAGAGTACAGGGTGGGACGAAGCGGCAGGAATGCCGTCAATCGTTCTAATGAAATGGAAGGGAACCAATGAACAAAGACCAAAAAGCCTACGAGAGCTTGTTAGCCAAAGTTCGTCAGGTGTTCGCCAAGGAGATAAACGAGGGTCTCTATTCCGAGACGCAGAAGGATCTTCTGGACGGCTTTCTCGACGAGGCGGTGGCCTACAGCGGAGGGCCGGACAAGGTGACGCTGGATCAGGTCAAGGGGTGCAAGGATCTGATGGACGAGTGCGGCTTGGCCGCGGCCTCCTAGGGCCGGTTGAGGAGCTAATCGGGCTGTCTCCGGCCGAGCTGCGCAACCTCGGCATTCAATAGCTGCATAACTTTTCAAGCATTCCGCAAGGAAGACCCTAACGTGTCGCGCTCGGTGCGAAGCCTTGGACAGACCCCAAGTAGGTGATCTGATTATGGCCCAAGGCAAAGAGCGCTGCTTGATAAATTTGCTGTAGCACAGACGACAATCGGTAGCGCTCCGACCGCCGCCGGTTGTAAAACCGTCAAAAACGGCACTGCCAGATACACCGCCAGAGTGCCCGCCAACCCGCATGAATGCTGGGTCCGCAGATGATTACAAATCAGGTGCTCTACCACTGAGCTATACCGGCGACTCTCAAATTCCTGAGTAAATTAGCGTCCTTCGTCGTCCAAAATTGTCCCGAATAGCGGGCCTTACTGCCGGACGATCCGCCAATTTTTGACGGATCTAGTAAGTGCTCCGTCAGATAGTTCTTGCGGGGCATTTTGGGGCGTGCCATGAGTGCGTTATGGAAACCACTCACCTCATCACAGCAAGCTCGATCAAGGGGCGAATTTACAAAGTTGGTAACTCGCCCTACTGGCAGCTCAAATTTTACCACCCTAGCGACCGGAACCGTAAGCGCATCAGTCTTGGAACGGCCGACCTCCCGTTTGCCAAGGCGCGAGCAAAGGTGATCATCGATGAGGCGGCAGCCAAGGGTATGGCCGCCGTCCGCGAATACGCGCGGCGAGACACGTCCAAAACGATTGGCAGGGCAATTGAGCATTACCAGAAGGTCAGCAAGATCAATAGCGCGCGTGAAAATGTCAATTGCATGATCCGGTTTTTGCGCGTGGCTTTGGGCATTGAGGACGCGGAAGTCATCAAGCAAAAGCCACTCTCGATCCTAACGCCCGCGCTCATTGCGCAATACCAACAAAACTACAAGGGCAGCCCCTACTCCGTCCGCACCAACCTCGCCGCGACCCGCTCCATCTTTGCACACAGCCTCGAATGGGAGGGTTTTGAGCTGCCGGATAGCATCTACAAATTTTGCGTCGCTTCTACGCGCATGAAGGCGCCGGTCAGCACATTCGTCCGTATCGCGCCGGAGATCCTCGAAAAGATGGATGCTTCGAGCAAGGCCATGGGCGGGTCCGTCCGCCGCGCGTATTTACTAACTCGATACCTCGGTATGACCCCCTCGGAGTGCGCCGCCGCCCGCAAGTCATGGATCGAGGACCGCGAGGACCGGAAGGTTATCGTGATCATCGAGCGGCCGGAGGAAGGCGTGACGCTCAAGACCGGCCACAATCGCGGCAGAGTCATGAGCCTACCGGAGTGGATGTCCGCGGAGCTGCTCGCGGTCGAGGGCGACTACCTGATCACCGGCAAGACTCTTGAGGCGCGGAAGAGATTCATGGAGCGGATGTTCAACGCATGGGTCCGCGAGTTCATCCCCGACCGTCGCTCGGCTGCCTACGAGCTGCGACGGCAAGCCGGTTCCGACATGCTCAACGCGACCGGAAAGATCTCGCTTGTGCAGCACATGCTCGGACACACCAGCCCGCAGACGACGGCGAGATTCTACGCGGTGTACGACCGCGAGGTTGATGTGGCATCAGTCTGGGATAAGCCAAGTAATTAGACAGGTCCGGTGCAACGTGTCGAAGAAACGCCGAAATTTAGACACGTCCTGCGCGACGTGTCGAAAACGTAACTCCGCTTCGACGCGAAAAGCGGGTAGAATAGATAGCGGAAAGGAGGTGCGCAGATGCGTTACGATACGTCCTCGGCGCTGGGGATTGTTTACGGTCCCTATGGCGCGACAGGGTTTGTCGGCGAGCGGAGCAACTTGAGCTGGATCACGGTCCTGTTCGAGTGGCTCGGCTTGAAGCCGGTGTAGTCCCAGCGGCCGCTGGCAGAGATGCCCGCGGCCGTTTTGCGTCAGTAGTAAGCCGCCTCGGTGCGGCAAATATGCTCCTCAATCTCCGCAACTTCTTCGGCGTATGGCAGGACATCGAGTTCGAGGCAGGCGTTGCGCACGCAGCCGTCGCTCAGGCACTGGCGGCGCATCATCGAGAACAGCTCCGGCGAGTCGAAGACGCGACCGGCGAGGCGCAGGCCGGACCATGGGAAGGTGCCGGTGGCGAAGTAATCGTGGCGGGTCATCGCACCTGCAGGGTTTGCGCGGTCTGTGGCGCCTTCGGCTGCGTCGCCGAGTACCAATGCGTGTACCGCGGCACGCGCAGCAGCAGCCTCGACGGCACGCGGGAGCCGACCGGATACAGCGCCTCCTCGAAGTTCTGCGTATCGTGCGGGACATAGGCTTGGATGCGTGTCGGCCGCTCCCAGTTGCCAAACTTATCCGCAACGACCTTGAGCTGCAGCGGTGTGGTGCCGACGTACTCCGCGTTCATGTAGATGATGGCGCCGGTCGGGATGCTCCGAATGTCAATGGTCAGGACCGGCAGCGCCTGCTCGGTGTTGTAGTCGTTGGGTGTGGCGGCGCAGCCCGCCAAGGCCAGCGCGAGGATGGCGAGCGGTCTCATGCGACCTCCTCGATGGGCAGCATCAGTTGCGGGTCCGCGGCTTCTTTGCGGGCGAGCTGAACCATGTGCGCGTGGCTGATGACCAGCTCGGTCAACTTGAGCGCCGCCTGCAGGTCGTAGTCATGGTCCGCGTTGAACGTGGCCGCGGACTGCGCGATGGTGTGGGTGTTGAGGGTCATGGCTGTCATCCCCAATTTATGCGGCAGTCGATGCCAGCTTCGTTGAACTTGCGTTGCAGCGAGTGGCCCGCCTTGCGGAGCGACAGTGCCTTGCCCTTGGTTAGCTCGCCGTCCCACACCGCGTCGTCTATGCCAGTGAAGAACGTAGTGCCGTCGAGGCAGTCCGCGAGAATCCACTTGTCGAGGTCGGACAGCTTGTCGGTGTCGATCTGGCGCGCGTTGCGAGTGTCGCAGTTGAGCCGCGAGCCAGCATCGTAGGCTACCGCGTAAGCAGCCTTGTGTTGCTCGTCGGTCATTTTTTCGCCGCGATCCTCGGCTTCCACATACATCGTATCGGCGTAGCACTCCGCGATGCAGTCGTAGATGTCGAGGCGATGCTCAAGGATGCCCCACTCGTTGTCGGTCAGTTTGATGATCATCACGCAGCCCTCCGGTTAAGCACAGGTATCTCCGAGTTGGCGCTGATGGCAACGCACTTCGGCTTGGCTTTCACGGTCACCGTCTGGCCCATCAGGGTGGTGAACGTGCGGGGTTCGACCGGCAGCGCAATGTAGGCTGCCGTGGGTGTGACGCGCTCGACGCGCACCGGTCGGCCGTCGTAGCGGACGAGGTCGCCGGTGCGGAGGCGGGTGAGTTGCTGGTTGAAGTTCCAGCGGATGTGTGTGGTGTGTGTTTTCATGTGGTTGGTGGTTGGTGTTGGTTATTGCCAGTCGGCGGTAGCGCAGAAGCCGCAATCGCAATCGGGATGAGGAGAGGTTTCGACCTGCTGCCAGATTTCCTCGTCGTCAGCAGTCAGCCCCAGCTCATCCGCTTGCGGGGAGTTCAAAAACTCCCAGCTAATGCGCTGGTAGTCGGTGTTGAAGCGGAACTGGCGGCGATGCGATGACATCACCCATCCGCGGACAATTTGATCGAGGTTTTGTGCAGCCGGTGTGACCGCTGCGCCCATTGTTGCGTATGTGTTTTGCATAACAATGCGGACTTTAGGGGACGACTGTGGACCGCACAAGTAAATATTTTTGGTGGCAAGGTGGCGAAATGCGTTTTTCTCTGTAAATCAGCGACTTACAGGCAGAAAAAAAATTACTGCTCGGCGAGAAACTGCTGCAGTTTTTCCTGCGTTTGCTTGAGGTGCCGCACCGTCATGCCTCGGAACTGGTCCGTAAGCGGCCCTCCGAATGCCTCCTCGCAGTCGAGGAAGAATTCGAGCGCCATCTGCGCATACCGGTTGTTGCTCACGCGGTGCGCGGGCGCAGCTCGCATGATTCTGGCGTGTAGCGTCGGCAGAAGCGAAACCGTGACGCGCTTGCTATCGGGACGTGCTGCCCTTGTTTTGGTTTTCATACGTCCGCAAACGTCCGCCCAAGTCCTCACGATGTCAACACCGGCCCCTTCGCCGGACATGGGGTCTTCACCCTATGACGCACGCCCCCAAAAAAAAGATTTGCACGCCGGTCCGCATTGTGTGCACCTTTGCATACGCCATTACTTTTATGACCACACCTCTTGTACTAACTGTCACCGAAGCGGCTAAAGCCGTCCGCTGCCGCCGCACTGTCCTCGAAAACTTCATTCGCTCCGGCGAACTCACCGCGTTCTCGGTGGGCGGACAACGAGGGACGCGCATCTCCCACCGTGCGCTCGAAGCCTTCATGCAGAAGCGCGCACTGCGCACCAGCAAGTAGCCTTTATGACAAACACACCCACCATGCTCGAAGCCCTGAGCTACCTCACCGACACGACGTTTGTGTCCGTCGTCGCGCTGACGTTCAGCGTGTTCCTCGCCCTCGAAGTTATCAACCGCATCGGAGGACGGTCATGATCGACCTCATTCGCACCCCCGAAGCCGACACCTGCGAGTGTGGCAACCCTGAGTGCCTCGGCGCCGCCGATGTGGTCGAGGCGGTTGTCGCTGACTTGGTGGAGTCGCTGCCGCAGCTCGAAAGCCCCTTACTCAAGTTGATCAAGGAAAGGAACGAAGCGCGCCGCCTCGCCGTCTCCATGGTCAACGCCATGAGCATCGGCATGCTCGCGCAGAGCGTGGCCATGGAGAAAGCCTTCACCGACGTCTGCGCAGCGCAGCGCGGGTGGGACAAGCACAGCTATGAACCGGAGGGCGCGAAGTGAGCGACGCCGAGCACATTCAACAGCTCGAAGCGCGACTGCGCAACACCGAAGAGCAGCTCAAGACCTACAAGGACAAAATCGACAAGGACGATCTGATCCGCTGCCTGCGCGCATCCCGCGACAGCTACCGGAACGAGACCATTCAGCTCAAGGACCGGATCGCTGACCTTGAGCAACAGAACGACGGACTGCGCGACGACAACATGAAGTGCGACGCGATGATGCGAGAAGCGCGCAGCGAGAGCCGCGACCTAAGAGCGCAGCTTGTCCGCGCAGCATGTGGCGAGATCAACCGGCTGCAACGCATGGAGGTCGCGGCATGACGATCGCGCACCGTCTCACCCACCGCGCCAAGGCGTTCAGCCTTGAGACCTACGAGAGCAGCTCGCGCTGGCGCTCGAATGCGGCCATGGCAATGGACCGCGTTAGCGATGGCACCGAGATCCTTGCCGACCTCATAGACCACAGCTCGCGCGCCTTCCGCAAAGGACGCGCGTCCGCTCACCTCACCCGCAAAGAAGCCTACTTCGCGGCGCACGCCTCCGGTTGCCGCGATGCCTTCATGAGCGGCTACCGATTTGCCCTGAGATACCAACGCCCAAGCCTAACCCCACATGAATACCGGAAAGAAAACTAAGACCTACCGAGGTGCCGCCCCAACGGTGCCTGCGCACATCATGCTAGTCATCGCGCAGCGCATTTGGAGGAAGCGGCACCGTGGCTGACCTCGGCTTCATCTTCATCGGCTTCGCCGCGGGTATGCCGGTCGGCGCCTTAGCGGCGTACGGCTTCATGTTCCTATGGGCTATCCGGTGCGGGCGCGAGGAGGACGCGGAGTGACGACGAACAGCGTCAACCCGAAGACCGGCCTGACGCGCTTCCCCGCGGCGCTGTGCTACTGGAACACGACCGGCAAGCGCTGGGTGATCCAGAGCCGCGTGCAGGAGCTGTCCAGCGCGCTACGTCGCATCAAGGGCGCGCGGCGCTTCGGGTACGCGATCATGGGCGGTCACCTGACGCTGTGGGCGATGGATTGCACCGCGGCCAAGGCGAAGAGCGTGATCAGGGGTCTGACCAAGATTTTGCGCGACATCTCAGCGCAGAGTGGACCGGCTAAAATCAAGCAGGAGGCGCTTTTATTGAGCGGAAGGGTAGGAGGAGCGAAATGACGACGGAAAGCAAACCAAAGGCAAGGCGGTCGAGACTTCGAGGCAAGGTCGGACGCCCCAAGTCTGTACCAGACGCACCCAAGGACGGACCACTGGCGCCGGAGCGCGTCTATGGCTCCACCGGCCTCGGCATCCCCGAAGAGCGCGCAGTGCGCATCCTCTGTGCCGTCGAGGCTGGCATTCCGCAGACCACGATCTGCCGCGAGTTCGCCGTCAGTCATCACACGGTGCATGCCCTAGTCCGCAACCGCTCGGACCTCATGGCGAAAGCGAATTCAATCATCAAACTAAACTGGGCGTATCTCGCCATGATGACTTCATCGGAACTCGCTGCGCGTCTGGCAGATATGAAGGACGGAGCACTCACGATGCTGGCCGGTATCGCCGCCGATAAGAATCTCCTGCTGGGAGGCCAGCCAACCCAGCGGGTCGAGCACACGATTGCACCGGCCGCGGACGCTTGGGCGAGCTTTGTGGAGGATGTCAGGTCGAGGCAGGAAGCGGTGGATGTGGCGTGGGAACCGGTCGAGGTGGCCGGAAACACGGCCCAAAAGGAGATTGCTGCCCTCCCTCCGGCCAACTCGGTGCCACAACCGGAGAGTATCGATGCTGATGTTCAACGACTTACGCTATAACCGAATACTATGTCCAGAATGTATAATGGAGCCACAGCGATTAACCCCTCGCACATTCCTCTGTACAGAGGGGGGGAGGGGGTCTGACTTGATTTTTTCTTCGCAAACCCCCGACCGGTAAGCCCTCGCAAAATTTTTCACAAAAACACCCATGCAAAACCTCATCGAAAAAGCCAAAGCCGCCTTCAAGCCTCAACCCCAACCCGCCCCCAAGCCGGTATCCGGTCCTAATCCGGTGTCCGAACCGGTAGCCGCCCCGCCGGTTGAGCCGGTGACGGCCGCGGAGTCAAAGCCGGAAGCCAACCTAGTCGCCGCCCCCAAGTCCGCCAAGGAGCTGGCCGAGGAGACCGCGCGGCAGGTCGGCATCGAGCAAGGCGACGAGTTCGCCAACGTAAAGCTCTGCAAGGCTCAGACCCCGCGGAACGCGCGCATGCTCTACATCGAGGGTATCCCCAACTGGTCCGAGCGCGCCATCTGCTGGGTGAAGGACGCGGAGAGCTGGAAGCCGGTCTGCCCACCCTTCGACACGCTCAGGTGCAAATACACCGGCATGGCCACGACGGAGGGTGTCTTGCAGTTTGAGTCCTCGGATATCAGCAAGCGCAACCGTCTCAGGAGGGCACAATGAGCGTCGCCGCGACCACATGGGTATGGGGCGACAGCAAGGCTCAGGGCGCCGACCTCTTGGTTCTCCTCGCCTTGGCCGATTATGCGGACGAACACGGCAACTGCTACGCGAGCTGGGCGAAGCTGCAGTCAAAAACCCGCTTGTCGCGCAGCACGGTGATCCGCTCGCTGCGCCGCTTGCAGGAATCCGAGCAGCTCGAAGAGATGAAGAAGGGCTTTCGCCGGACGGCCGGTGACGGCGTGCAGGCGACCGTTTGGCGCATCGCAGGGATAGGTGTCAGCGCGACACCGGTGTCAGGAAGACAGGTATCAGAAAGACACCCAAGTGGTGTCAGCGCGACACCTAAGCGGTGTCTTTCTGACACCCCAACTATAAGAACATATAAGAACAATACTTTAGGTGACACTCCGGCGACTTCGTCGCCTTCGCATCCCCCCAAAAAGGACGAGACAGCAACCGGCGCCCCCGAATCCAAACCGCGCAAGGCCAAGGTCGAGGGCATCGAATCTTGGTCCGCCGACCGCCCCCTACCCCACAGCGTTGGCTTCCGTCAATGGTGGGGCGAGTTTGTCGAGTTTCGCCGCGGCAAGATTAAGGGTCGTCATCACCCGCTGACCGATCAGGCCGCGCGGATCATTCTCGGCGAGCTGGCCGCGGTGAACGAGTGGCAGGCGGTCGAGGCGATCAAGACGGCGATTGCGAGCGGTTACATCAAGCCATGGGTGGACAAGTTCCGCGGCAAGAATGGCGCCGCGCCGGTTGCCCCTGCCCCGCAGCGCTCCGGTCCCAGCGCCTTGGAGCGCAGCCTAGAGCGTGCGCGCATGGAGGTGGCAGCGTGACTGCCACCCAAACGGAACCATCGTCCTGCCGCAAGGGCGACATGGCTGAAATGCTTTTTGCCGCTGGCGCGATTGTCCACGACTGGGAGATCTACATGCCCTTCGGCCACGCGCAGACGACCGATGTTTGCCTGCTAAGACCGTGGACAACGCCAATCAAGGTGCAGGTTAAGACGGCATGGTGGGATGCGTCGCACCAAAGTTATGCGGTGTTTGTAAGAAACGGCAGCAAGCAGGCTTACGCCTTTGGAGACTTCGACGTCCTTGCGGCATACCTGTCAGACATCAATCAGTTTGTCTTCTGGGCGTTTTCCGACATCAGCGGCAGGCAGAAAATCCGTTACTCCCCAGAGCGACACCGAAAACCCAGTAACTGGGAGCTGCTAGACGATGTCGCAAAATCCCTCGCGCGTCCTAATAACTGATTGCCCCCCCCCCCCCACTAAGTTATCAATTTTATATTAACCCCTCGGACAGCAAATGTCCTACCCCCCTCTTCATCATTTCCCACACACATGAAAAAGCGCACAGCTAAACCCAAGTCGTCTCAGCCCAAGCTCGCTGAATACACCATCAACATGGAAACCATCACCGCGTCCGTGGACGACGCCAAGGCCACGCTCGACGCGCTCTACCTGCTGCTCAACGCAGTCATCGAGCGACTCGCCGAAGAGCAAGGGAGGGCCAAGAAATGAACCCTGACCTAGTGGTCGGCGAGATCGGCTTCGGTAGCAACTTCGGCTCCTCCGCGGAGCTGGAGTTCTACCGAGCCGAGGACAAGCGCAACTCGGCCGAGGTTGCCAACCTGCAGGCCGAGAAGCGCGAGCTGATTAAGCGCGTCAACCGGCTCAAGCTCATCCTGAGCCGGTGCGCGGCGCTCTCGCCCGACGTGAGCGACGAGAAGCACGAAGCGCTGCTCGCCGTGGAGGAGCCGCTGTGAGTGCCGGAAAGGGCGACGCCCCGCGGCCGGTAGACGGCTCAAAATACCGCGAAAACTGGGATAAAATTTTTTGCAGAAAACGCTTAAAAGTTGTTGCCCCCATGTCCGCATTTGTCCACACTTGCACGCATCAAGACCCACCGGCTGCCACCACGCCGAACGACGTAGAAACGGCAGCCCATGAGACCCGAACTTAAACAAACACTACGAAGCGTATGGCCCCATGTAGCAGACGATGTCATAGCGGTGGACGAAGCGTGCGAGCGCTGGCTCAAGCGTCGCTACAAAATGCGTCAGCGCCGGAGGGAGCGCAATGAGTCCGGTGCAAACGCTCGTTTACCTAACGCTCCTCGCGCTGCTGGTTCTGGCAGCGATGGCGGCGAGTGACGACGACGACAATTTTGTATGAAAACCACCACCACCCCACAAAGCCCAAACACCGAGAAGGCAGTGCTCGGCACACTCATGGCCGAGCCGAAGCTCGCCGATGAGGTTGCCGGTCTGCACGCTGATCTTTTTTACACTCCGGCGCACCGCGCGATTTTCGATGCGATTAATGAGATCCGCGCAGACGGCGGTGTGCCAAACATTATCGCGGTCACGCAGAGGCTGGACGCGCAGAAGAAGCTGACCTTTGTCGGCGGCGCCGGAGCGATCACCGAATTTCTCATGCAAGCGTGCGGTGGTCTCGCCGCGCTCGAATACCATACTCAAACCCTGCGCGATTTGCATGGCCGTCGCTCGATTATTTCCGCGGCAGTCGCCATGCAGGCAGCGGCTAACGACATGGCCGCGAACGCCGACGAGGTGCTGCAGTCTGCCGGAGAGAGTGTCCTGTCGCTCAGTCTCGGCGCCCCGACCGACTCGATGCGCAGCGCGGCCGACATTGTGCCCTCGCTCCTCGAAGAGCTGGAAGCGCTCATGGACAACAAGCAGACGCTGGGCCTGCGCACCGGCTTCGCTGATCTGGATCAGGTCACCGGAGGTCTCCGCGGCGGCACGTTGGCCATCATCGCCGGACGTCCGGCCATGGGTAAGAGCGCGCTGATGATGAATATTGCGGATAACCTGATGCGGCGCAAAGTTCCGGTGCTCTACTTCTCGCTGGAGATGCCCGCCAATGAGTTGGCCGCTCGCGTAGTGTTGTCCCGCGCCAACACCAACACCGAGCTGGTGCGCAATGGATTTGTCGATATGGCCGGAAAGCGTCGCATCGGTTCCGTTGCTTTGGATTTTTCCGGTGAGCCTTTGTACATAGATGACCGGTGCGGTATGAGTCTCTTGGACATCCGCGGACGCGCACGACTCGCAGTGCGTCGCTGGGGCGTGAAGATCATCTTTGTCGATTACCTCCAACTCGTAAGCCACGGCGGCGCCAAGAGCCGCGAGAACGAGGTCGGATTTGTCAGCCGCGGGTTAAAGGCCATGGCCATGGAGCTAGGCATTCCAGTGGTCGCCGCCGCGCAGCTCAACCGGCAAGCGGAGAACCGTCCTGACAACCGGCCGAAGCTCTCCGACCTGCGCGAGAGCGGCAGCATAGAACAGGACGCCGACTTGGTCGCTCTTGTTCATCGCCCCTCTTACTACGCGGTCGCCGACGAGGAGCCGGAGCCGCAGGACGCGGAGTTAATCATCGCCAAGCACAGGGCCGGACGCACCGGCACCTTGAATATGACATGGCGTCCGAGCCTGACGCGCTTTGATGCGAAGGCTCCGGTCAGCAACATCGTCTCCGCACCGCGCCTGACTGACGAGGGCAACAGCGTCTACGCGCCGGATAAGCAGCTCTGGGAGGCCATCAATGAATAGCCAGCGCCAAAGCGACAACCCTGACTCTTTGTTGATTGATGCTCTCATTACATCGATGCGCATGTATTTTCTCACGCACGTCACGGCCGCAGCAACCGCGGTGCGTAGTCCTCAGCAAGCCGCCGACATGGCAGTCGAGGCGCTTAAAATTGTCGAAGCGGGGGCGCTGCATGATTAATTCCCGCCAGAAAGGCGCCAGCTTTGAGCGCGAAGTTGCCAAGGCATTGACCGCCGAAGGTTTTCCGGCGAAGCGGGGCGCGCAGGTCAGCCAAGGATCTTGGGGGATCAGTGCGCCTGACGTGATCGTGCCCTGCTTGCCGGATTGGCACTTCGAGTGCAAACGCCACGGCCGCGCGCGCTTCGACCTCGATGCGGCTATCGCTCAAGCCTACCGCGACGCCGAGCGCAAAAACTGTGCCGTGATCCATCGCAAGGATCACTGCCGCATGCTGGTCACCCTCACGTTCGAGGACTTCTGCGAACTCATGCGCCACAGCGATTTTCCCATCCAACCAAAAACACCAAACCCACATACACAAAATGAATAAAACCCTAACCACACCCGCGGGCGTTGCTCGCTATCCCAGACTCAACTCGCCGGACACTAAGTTCTCCGAGGAGGGCCAATACAAAGTAGACCTCGAAATGTCCGCCGAAGACGCGGAGCCGTTTCTCAAACAGATCGAGGCCATGTTCTCGGAGTTCGTTGCCGACAAAAAGCGCGAGCTGAAAAAAGACACGCTCAAGATCCACGCAGCGCCGTGGACCGAGAACGACGGCATGGTGCAGCTCAAGTTGAAGGTCAAGGCTACCGGCAAAAAGAAAGAAACCGGCGAAGAGTACTCGCGCAAGCCGACCTTATTCAACGCCTCTGGCCAGATCACGAACGAGAACATCGGCGGCGGATCGAGGCTCAAGGTCGCTGTGGTGCCATACTTTTGGTACACCGCGTCGCTCGGCGCCGGAATTACGTTGCAGCCCAAGGCTGTCCAGATTTTGGATCTCGTCACTTGGAGCAGCGGCGGCACGGCCGAGGCTTACGGCTTCGAGGTTACCGAGGCCAAAGACCAGCACGTTGAGCGCGAGCTACGTGTGGCCAAAAACGGAACCAACAACGAAGAGGTCGAGTGGTAGCCATGGCAACCACTGAACGCAAAAGGGGGGCGGCAAAACGCCGCTCCCCTTCGGCCAAGGCCGCGGAGCCTGCGCCGGAGCGCTTCGCTGCAGACGGACGCAAGCTCGTACGTTTGGAGAAGTTGAAAGCGCACCAGAAGTATATCCTCAAGGACGGCACGCAAGTGGTCGGCGCCTCGACCATCTCCAAGATCGGCGACGATCAGAGCAACCTGATCCACTGGGCATGGGGTCTAGGAAACAAGAACCAAGACTATCGCAAGGTGCGCGACCGCGCGGCCGACATCGGGACGATCACGCACTTCTTAATCGAGTGCTTTTTCCACGGCTGGGTGGCTGACCTCTCCGAGTTCGCACCGGCCGACATCGAGAAGGCGGGCGTCGCGTTCAATAACTTCCTGTCCTTCTGGAACGAGCAAGGTCTCACCGTGCTAGAGCCGGAAGTGCAACTCGTCAGCGAGGCGCATCTATTTGGCGGCACGATTGACGCGCCGTCCGTAGACAAGGAAGGCCGCATCGTGTTGCTCGACTGGAAGACATCGAGCGGCATTTACCTGTCGCAAAAGCTGCAGCTCGCAGCCTATGAGCGCTTATGGAACGAGAACCGGCCGGACCAGAAGGTTCAGCGCCGCGCCGTCGTTCGCATCGGCAAGGAGAAGGCAAACGATCACAGCATCGAGTGGATGTTCTCTTCGGACAACGAGTGGGAGCTTTTCGAGGCCCGCCTCAACCTGCACTACGCAAGCCTGCGCTATAAGAAAGCCGCCTGATGAAAACAGCAAAGGAGACACTAGACGCTGCATCGTCCGCCGTCTGCGGGGCGCGCAACGAAGACTACGGCCCGCCGGACGATGACTTCGCAACGCAGGCCGCGATGATTAGCGCATACCTGACACGCAGCAATGGCTACACCGTTCAAGTAACGGCCGGTGACATCGCTGCGCTGATGATCTGCGTGAAAGTCGCCCGCCAAGCTCACCGCCCCAAGGCGGACAACTGGATCGATATCGCTGGCTACGCTGCGTGCGGCGCCGAGTGCAACGCAAAAGCCTGATGCCTCGCCGCAAATACATCGCCATCATCCGTAGGAAGTTGGGCCGCGAAAAGGCGGACGGACTCACTATGGGTGATGGCCGTGTGTTCATTGATCCGCGGCAAAGCGGCATCAACGAGCTGGACACCATCGTCCATGAGTTGCTGCACGACTGTTTCCCCCACCTGAGCGAAGAAGCCG